TCTAATGGCAGACGCATGGCAAACCCATTCATTTGAATTTAAAGGTGGCTTGATAACAAACCTTTCTCCTTATCAGCAAGGATTTCAAGCACCCGGTTCGGCACGTATACTTCGTAACTTTGAGCCTTCTATACTTGGTGGTTACACAAGAGTAGAAGGGTACGAAAAGTTTGATACAACTGTTGTACCAAATGCAGGTGTTATCAGAGGTATAGTAAGATATAGTAACCAAGTATATGCTGTAAGAGGTGATGACCTATTTAGGTCTAGTGGGTCAGGATGGACACAGATAAGTGACAATGCAACTTATGGTAGTGCAGGTGTTACAATAGGTGGTTCAGGCAAAGTAAGGTTTCTCAAGTACGACTTTGATGGTACAGAAAAACTTATGCTTGTTGATGGAACAGGTAAGCCTTACAGATTTGATGGAACTACATTTGAACAACTAACTTCTCTACCTTCAGATGTTTCAGGTTCAAGTTTTGTAGTTAATTTTAAAAACCATATATTCTTTGGTAATGGAAAAAAGATAGCTTATACTGCACCTTATCAAGATAATGACTTGACAATTGCTAGTGGTGGCGGTATAATTAATGTAACGGATACAATTACAGGTTTAATCGTTTTCCGTGAACAGTTAATTATATTTAGCGAAAGTAGTATAAATGTACTTAATGGTAATAGTGTAGCTGACTTTCAAATGCAACCTGTGTCTCGTGACTTAGGTTGTGTAGCTGAAGATACCATTCAAGAAATAGGTGGTGATGTTATATTCTTAGGACCTGATGGTTTAAGATTATTTTCAGCCACAGATAGAATAGGTGACTTTAGTCTTGCTGCTGTATCAAAAACTATACAGGTTGAAATACTAGATTTAATTGCTAGTAGTCCTAATGGTTTTTCAAGTACAGTTATTCGTGAGAAAAGTCAATATAGAATATTTGGGTATAATACAGGATATACAAACGACTCGGCAAAAGCAATTGGAGCAACTCAATTAGAAGGTGGATTAGCCTTCAATGATTTACGTGGCTTTAATGCTTTTGTAACTTATAGTGAATATGATGGTTTTGCAGAACGTATTTACTTTGGTGCTACAGATGGCTTTGTCTATCAAATGGAACAAGGTAACACATTTGCTGGAACAGATATTCCTGCTACATTTGCTACTCCTTTTATTCCATTAGGAGACCCAAATGTTAGGAAGACAATATATAAGGGTACAACATACTTAGATATAAACGGTGACTTTGACCTTGAGTTTTCTCTCAAGTTTGATTTTGACCAACCAGATAGTATTCAACCTGATTCAATATTGTCAAGTGATGCAGCGGCATCTATAACATATGGCTCAGGAATATATGGAACATCTTCATTTGGAAGTAAGCAAAAAGCTATATATGAAGTACAAACAATAGGTTCAGGATTTACAGTGTCAATATTATATGAAACAACAGGAACTAACACAGACGCTGTGTTTACCATAGATGCTGCCACCCTGCAGTATATTACTAACGCTAGGAGATAAATATGGGAACAGGCTACACACGTAACGATACATCTAATAACATAGCTGATGGTAACGTTATTAATGCTTCAGACCTTGATGGCGAGTTTGATGCGGTACAAGCTGCGTTTAACGGTACAACAGGACACTCGCATGATGGAACAAGTGGTGAAGGACCACAGATTGATACAGCAGGAATAGCTGCAGACGCTATTGATGGCACAAAGATAGCTGATGATTCAATTGATTCTGAACACTATGTAGATGGGTCAATTGATACTGCTCATATAGCCAACGATGCTGTGACAGGAGATAAACTTGCTAATAACATACAAATAGCAGGTACTCTTGGTGTTACAGGTGAGACTACACTAACTACACACCTTAACATGGGTGACAATGATATCATTAAGTTGGGTGCAAGTGCTGACTTGCAGATTTATCACGATAGTACTAATAGTTATCTCGTAGACAATGGAACTGGTAATCTTTTTATTCGTGGTAGCAACTTAATATTAGAAGATGCGGCAGGAAATGATTATATTGCTATGTCTGATACTGGTACTGGTGGAACAGTAACATTAAAACATAATGCTTCTACAAAATTAAACACCAAAATTGATGGTGTAGACATCACAGGTGAATTGCAATCAGATAGCTTGGATGTTGATGGTAATGCTGATATAAGTGGTACACTCACAATGGGTGGCAACGTAGACCTTCAAGATAATGATAAGTTGATGATAGGTAGTGGCGATGACTTACAGATTTATCATGATGCTACTGATAGTCGTATACAAAACGAAGGCAATGGTCATATACTAATTGTCAATTTAGCAGACGATAAAGATGTACAGATATACTCTGATAATGGTTCAGGTGGTTCAACAGTATATATGCAAGCTGATGGTTCTACTGGAGAAGCAAAACTTTTTTACTATGGCTCACAAAAACTATCTACTAAAAGTTATGGTGTAGATATTACTGGTGAACTACAAGCTGATAGCCTAGACATTGATGGTGTTGCTAACATAAGCAGTACACTTACCATGAGTGGTGGTAACATAGATTTAGGAGATAGTATAGAAGCAAGATTTGGTGCAAGCCAAGACTTGAGAATTTATCACGATGGGTTGAATAGTTATATAAGAGAACAAGGTACTGGCAACTTAAAAGTATTAGCAGATGATTTTCGTGTAAACAATATTGATGACACACAGATTATGATATATGCCAATACAGGTGCGGATGTTGGTCTTTTTTATGGTGGTGACCAAAAATTTGTCACCAAATCAGATGGCGTGGACATCACAGGTGAGCTACAAGCTGACAGTCTAGACATTGATGGTAATGGTAATATAAGTGGCACACTCACAATGGGTGGAAACATTGATATGCAAGATAATGACCTATTAAAAATAGGTACTGGTGATGACTTACAGATTTATCACGATGGTTCTCAATCATATATAATAAATAACGGCTCTAATAATTTATATCTGCGAAATGACGTAACTGATAAAGATGTTTATATACAAACTGATGATGGTTCTGGTGGAGTAGCCCTTTACTTTCAAGCGGATGGCTCTAGTGGAGAAGCAAGACTATTTCATTATGGTACTCAAAAACTAAACACTAAAACAGATGGAGTGGACATCACAGGTGAGCTTCAATGTGATACCCTTGATGTAGATGGAAATGTTGATATTAGTGGCTTCGTTACTTTGCATGCCGACCTAGATTTACAAGATAACGATAAGTTGAAGATAGGGTCTAGTAATGACTTACAAATTTTTCACGATGGCATTGATAGTCGTATACACAATGAGGTTACTGGTCGCTTGATACTACGAAATAATGTGACTGACCAAGACATTCAACTGCAAACAGATGATGGTTCTGGTGGTTTAGCAACATATCTTACCTGTGATGGCTCTAGTGGTCAAGTGCAACTAAATTACTATGGATATACAAAACTAAACACAGTATCAGATGGCATCTATGTAACAGGTAATGTGCAGTCATCAACTGGTTATTTTGAAGGTGCTAGTGACCAAGACTTTATCCTTATTGGTTCTAGTAATATTAATTTTTACATCAACAATAGCAATGAATTTCGTATGGAATCAGATGGTGACTTTCATGCAGATGGTGACGTAATTGCTTACTCAACAACTATATCAGATGAAAGACTTAAAACTGACATTGAAAAGATAGAAAATGCTACAGACAAAGTAAGTCAACTTAATGGTTACACATTCACATACAAAGCAGATGGTGTAAAATCAGCAGGTGTTATTGCACAAGAAGTAGAAAAGGTGCTACCAAGTGCAGTAAGAGAAAAAGAGTTGCCATTGAAAATGGATGATGGTGTAGCGTATAAGACTGTACAATACGACCAAATCATAGGTCTGCTAATTGAGTCAATCAAAGAACTTAAGCAAGAAATAAATGAATTAAAAGGAGCTTAGTAGATGCCTCTTCCTAGTTCTGGTCAAATTAGTTTAAATGATATCGCAACTGAGTTTGGTGGTTCTGCTCCCCATGCTTTATCAGAATACTACAGCAAAGGTAATGCACCTGCTTCAGGTGAGATACAGATAGGTGCTGACTTTTATGGTACATCTAACGAGTACACAATTAACTTCCTAGTTGTAGCAGGTGGTGCAGGAAGTGGTGTTGACTTATCAGGTGCTGGTGGTGGTGCAGGTGGTTTCAGAACCTCTGCAAGAAATGTAGCAGTTGGAACAGCGTTATCTATAACTGTAGGTGCTGGTGGCTCAGCAGGAAGTTTTAATGCTAATGGTGGGCAAGGTGGTAGCTCAACTGTGTCTGGGTCAGGTTTTTCAACGCTTACAAGTGCTGGTGGTGGAGGTGGTGCTACCAATCATGGTAATTTAGGTTTTCAAGGTGGAGATGGTGGCTCTGGTGGGGGTTCAACACAAGACCCTAATAAACCAGGTGGTTCAGGTAACGTGCCTTCAGTATCACCTAGTCAAGGAAATAATGGTGGGACAGGTGCAACAACAACTAGTCCTAACTCAGGTCAAGGTGGCGGTGGAGGTGGTGCAAGCCAAGCAGGAACTCCAGGAACTAATACTTCTGGTAATAGTGCCGATGGTGGTGATGGTTCTGCTTCATCTATTACTGGTTCTTCTGTTACCTACGCAGGTGGCGGAGGTGGAGCAGGAAGAGGTGGTGTTATAGATGGTGTTGGTGGTGCAGGAGGAGGTGGAAACGCTTCTAATGGTACAGGTTCACCCGGAACAAATAATCGTGGTGGAGGAGGCGGTGGCTCTGGTGGTAGAACAGGAGCATCAGGTGGTTCTGGAATTGTTATACTAAGTGTTCCTACCGCAAAATATTCAGGAACAACTACAGGTTCTCCAACTGTTAATACAAGTGGCAGCAATACTATAATGCAATTTACAGGTTCAGGGAGTTACACAGCGTAATGGCACATTTTGCAAAAATAGGAACAGATAATATCGTTGAGGAAGTAGTGACAGTCAATAATGCAGTCGTTCTAGATGATAATGGTGTTGAGCAAGAACAGTTAGGAATAGATTTTTTGACAACTTTAACTGGGCATACAAACTGGAAGCAAACATCGTACAATACAATTAATGGTGGTCATATTAATGGAAGTACACCATTAAGAAAAAACTATGCTAGGATTGGTATGATATACGATGCTTCAAAAGATGCTTTCTACGAGACACAACCATTTACTTCTTGGACATTAAATGAGACAACTTGTGTATGGGAGCCGCCAATACCTTTTCTAGATGATGATGGTGATTATCATTGGGATGAAGCAGTCTACCAAGCAGATAACACACAAGGATGGGTAACCAATTAAAAAAGATTTTATACATAGTTGGTTTATTCCAGAACACATTTGTGATGAGATTTTAGACTTTTATCATAGTAATTCTGACCTTCATTATAAAGGTGCAACTTTAAACAGTGACGTAAAGAAAGAAGTAGTAAGTGACAATAAACAATCAACAGAAATATATATAGGAGCAAATCATACAGACAGACCCTTTGGTGAATATAGAGAAAATCTACAATTAGGATTAAACGAATATGTAAAGGTATATCCACATGTAAATAGTATTAATAGATTTAATGTCACTGAAAATTATAATATACAACATTATAAAAAGGGTCAGGGTTTCAAAGCAGAACACTGCGAAAGAGATGGTGGATTTAATTACACATTAAGACGTTGCCTAGTGTTTATGACTTATCTAAATGATGTTGATAATGGTGGCACTAAGTTTATTTATCAAGATAGAATAATAAAAGCACAAAAGGGTAAGACATTGATATGGCCCAGCGACTGGACTCACACACACTGTGGTCAAATATCAGAAACACAAGAAAAAACAATAGTTACAGGTTGGTTTAGTTATATCTGGTAATTTTATAGATTTTATGTTATAATATAGTATGGATTTATTTACAACCTATGTACAAACAGGAAATGATAAATATTTAGCGGATAGTCTGTTAGACCCTTGTAAAATAATTTTATCAGAAATACCAAATGATGATAGATATAAATTTGGAAAAACATCTTTTTACAACCCAGACGTTTGGGAAAAGTATAAAAATAATTTTACAAACCTTTATTCTTTTATACTTCAAAATGCTGTAGCTTATTGTGAAAAAATGCAATTATCACATGTAGAAAAAATATCTATTATAAATATTTGGGTTTCTGAAATGCACAAATATGGACAACATCAATTACATGCTCATACTAATTATTGTGATTTAAGTGGTAATTTTTACATACATACAGAGCCTGATAGTGCCGACCTTGTATTTTATAGACACGAACATTTAAATGACCCAATGGCTAATTTTAAGTACAAAAGTTTTAACAAGTATAACTCAAACGAATGGCGTTTTCCTGCAGAAAAGGGTAATATATTAATATGGAAATCTGACTTACCACACTCAGTAGACTTAAATATGAGTAAGAGCAGAATAGCTATATCTTTTAATTTAAAATTAATCACAGAAACAAATTAAATGGATAATGCAGAACATATATATTGGGTTTTTAAAAACGCTATAAACAAAGATACTTGTAAACAAATTATTGATTTAAGCAAAGGTAAATGGAATGAAGGTACAGTTGGTGGAAAGAAAGCAGTTGACGAAAAAGTAAGAAAAAGTGATGTTGTTTGGTCAAACGATGAATGGCTTTTTAATATTTGTTGGGAGTTTTTACACACTGCAAACAAAAACTCAAACTGGAATTTTGAAATTAGTGCTTGTGAGCCAATGCAAATAACAAAGTACGAAAAAGATGGACACTACGATTTTCACTATGATGGAGATGGGTTTACGAGATTCAATAACCCAAGCAATAAATTTCTACATAGAATGACTAGAAAATTATCAATGACAATAGTACTTAATGAAGATTATGAAGGTGGCGAGTTTGAGTTTTTTGAAGATAAGAACTTAATAAAAGAAAAGATGGGAACTGTTATTGTTTTTCCTTCATATATGGTACACAAAGTAAGACCTGTAACAAGTGGAACAAGATACTCATTAGTTGCATGGTTTTGTGGACAACCTTTCAAATAGGAAATAGTAAATGAAACTAGATATGCAACCAGAACTCAAAGTACAAATGGAACTAGATGCTCACGAAAAAGAGTGTGCCATCAGATATCAAACAGTCAATGACAAGCTCTGTACTCTAGACAAAAGAATGTGGCGAATAGAAGCTATGTCTATGGTGGGTACACTTGGTGTGGT